CGGGTTGGTTTCGCTTTATCACTCGACCACGTTTGGGACGCGTATGTGGCTAGGAAGTACGGATCAGCCATCGTTGGCAGTAGCGACGCCATCAACCCAACGAACCGCACCAATCTCTATCGGTGCGAATGCGCCGTTTGTTTTTGGCGGGAGTGTTACGCCGATCAATGCGGTGGCATTGTCTAACAATAGTTTTACAACAATAGCGGCTCATGCGGCAGGGCTGGTGTCGAACAACATTGCCATTGGTCGATTCAATATCAATACAGCGACGAATTTAATGAATGGTCATATTTGTGAGGTGCTGATTTACAACCGAGGGCTGACAATATTTGAGCTGGAGCGGGTAGGCAGCTACTTGAATACGAAGTGGGGGGTCTATTGATGGCGCCGGCGACACAGTCGTTGCAAGCGGCGCTAGATCATTTCCTGGAGGCGGCGAGCGTGGCGGCGAAGTGGCGGACGCTTGATCCGCTGGTGAGCCGCACGGAGCGCAAAGTTGCCGTGGTGATGAAGCGGCAGTTACAGGCGTTTCTGCGGGGCTTTGCCCAGTTGCGAGGGCGGATTGATGAGAGCCGGCTGCAAGAGGCGTTGTCGGCGGATGATTGGGTGGCGGTGTGGGAGCGGGTGGCGGCGGCCAGCACGGAACGGATGTTTGACCCGTTGCAGGCGGCGATGCGGGCGGCGTTGGAGCGGGGGGCGACGGAGACGATTGCGGACGTGGGGGTGAATATTGCGTTCAACCTGCGGCATCCACGGGCCGAGGCTTACCTGCTGGAGCATGGGTATGGGCTGATCAGCCAGATTGATGGGACGACGCGGGGGAATCTGGCGACGATTATCAATGAGGGCATCCGGGAGGGGTGGAGTTATAACCGGATTGCGCGGGAGATTACGAGCCTGTACAGCTTTATGGGGGCGGAGAAGCCGCAGGCGCATATTGATAGCCGGGCGCATTTGATTGCGGTGACGGAGATTGGGAACGCGTATGAGGCGGGGAGTGCGCTGATTGTGCGGGATTTGCAGGATGCCGGGTTGCAGATGGAGAAGAAGTGGCTCACCGTCGGCGATGCCCGGGTGAGTGACGGCTGCCGCAACAACCAGGTGCAGGGGTGGATTCCGTTTGCGCAGAGCTTTAGTAGTGGGCATCAACATCCGTTGCGGTTTCCGGGGTGCCGGTGTACGGCGCTGTATCAAAGGAAGCAAGCATGAGTGGGTTGGGGGTGGCGGCTTTTCTTGTGTGGTTGACGGTGGTGTTGGTGCTGTTGCGCCGGGCGCTGTGGGTGATGGCGAGGCCGGTGGAGATGGTGGATGAGGGGTTTGATAGGGATGCTGGCTGGTGTCCTGGTTGCAATTTGCCGATGGAAATTTGTCGTCATGATTAGGAGTCGTCGGGCGATAATGCTTTGTTATCGGTCGAGGATTGATAGGGTGGGACGGATGGTAGTGATGGGAGGAATAGGGGATGAATGAGGAGCATGGGCCGGATATGATGGAGGCGACAGAGGGGGCATTGCGTGGGGCGGTGGTGCCGTTGGTGGAGCGGGCGGTGCGGCGGGATGGGACGATCCCGATTAAGGTGATTAAGCCGGGGTGGGGTAGCACGGGCTATTACCCGGCAGAGGTGTTGGAGCGGGATGGGCCGAAGGTTTTTACGCCGGGCGTGCAGATGTTTTGGGACCATGCGACGCCAACCGAGGAGGCAGAACGGCCAGAGGGCAGCCTGAACGATTTGGCGGCGGTGTTGACGACGCCGGCGCGCTGGGATGGCAATGGGCCGGAAGGGCCGGGGCTGTATGCGGATGCGAAGGTGTTTGAGGCGTATCAGGCGCCGGTCAATAATCTGGCGCCCCATATTGGGGTGAGCATTCGGGCCTTTGGCAAGGCGGCCCAAGGGACGGCGGAGGGCCGGCAGGGGCGCATTATTCAGGAAATCACGAGCGTGAGTTCGATTGATTTTGTAACGAAGCCTGGTGCGGGCGGGCGAATTGTGGAGATGTTTGAGGCGGCGCGCACGGGACAGAGAGACGCGGATCTTGGTGGAGCGGATGACGCTCAGAGCAAAGGAGATGAGACGGTGAGCAAGGAATTAGAGGGGAAGTTGACGGAGGCGCAGGGACGCCTGGCGGCGCTGGAGCAGCAGAATGCACGGTTGCAGGAGGCGTTGTTGCTGCGTGATGCACGGGAGTTTGTGCGCGGGCAGTTGGTGGGGGCGCCGTTGCCGGAGATGACGAAGCAGCGGTTATATGAGGCGTTGACGCTGGCGCCGTCGATTACCGATGGGAAGTTGGACACGGCGGCCTATGCACAGCGGGTAAAGGAGGCGGTGGCAGCGGAAACGGCGTACCTGATTGAGGCGGTGAGTTGGAATACGGGGCAGATTCAGGGGATGGGGGGCGCGCCGGCGGCGACAGAGGTCGATCCGGTGGCGGTGCAGAAGCGGTTATCTGAGGCGTTTGGCCGGCTGGGTCTGAGTGAAAAAGAGGTTGCGCACGCGGTGAACGGGCGGGCGTAACTTCGGCAGGCTCAGTTATCGGGTGGTTTAGTCGGTGGATAGGAAGGGGAAAATGATATGGCTGTAAATATGGTTAATGCGAATGGGAATCAGATTGAGGCGACGATTGCCAGTAAGGCGAGTGGTGATCCGGCGCTGGTGGGGCAGATGCCAGGGGTATGCCTGACGGCGACGGATGGCGCGGGGCGGACGGTGGTGAAGACAGATGGGATTTTTAGTATGTCGGTGCGTGGGGTGAATGACGCCGGCAACGTGGCGGTCAACAACGGCGATATTCTTTACTACTTGGAAGCGGATACGCCGAAGCTAGGGAAGAAGGCGACGGCGGGGGTACGCTTTGGGTATGCGTGGAGTCCCAGTGTGGCGCCGGGTGCGCAGTTGATTGCGAGTGGGGCGACGGCGACGATTACGGTAAAGATTGGGTATTAGGGCGTAAGGCCAGTCGCACCGATAGGATCGAATAGGATGGATGGGATGGATATTGGGAAGAAGGGGAGATGGTATGAGTGAGATGTATGGGGTGTTGAGTGAAGGTGGGCTGCGTGGGTTCACGCGCCATCGTAGCCAGAAGCGGCAGGCGGCGGTGTCCAGTGCGGCGGCGCTGTGGGCGGATTTGATGGCGGGGCGGGCGCCCAGCTATTTCTTGCAGGAGGCATTGGCGCCGCGGACGCCGGCGGTGGCGCGGGCGATTGAGGGCAGTTATCCGGGGCTGTTTCAGTTCCAGGAGGCGATGACGCGCAGTGATTTCCCGTTGCTGACGGGGGATGTGATCGACCGGATGATGTTGGCGCGCTATCGTGAGTTTCCTTCGCCGTGGCGGTCGTTTTGCAAGGTTTCTAATACGCTGCGAGATTTCCGCACGGTGCGCCGGATTGCCATGGACGGGGCCGAAAGCGTGTGGCAGACCCAGGGCGAGACGGAGGAGTTGGAATACACCCAGGTGAGCGAGACGGGGTATACGTATGCGCCACAGAAATACAGCCGCGGCGCCCGGATTTCGTTTGAGGCGTTGATGAATGATGATCTGGATGCGTTTACGTCGATTCCGGATCGGCTGGGGCGTGGTGGGGCGCGCACGGTGGCGCGGTTTGCGACTGGGCTTTATGTGGATGCGAGCGGGCCACACGCGTCGCTCTATACGGCGGGGAATGGCAACCGGGTTACGTCTAATCCGCCGTTGAGCGTGGCGGGGTTGGGGACGGCGTTCAACCTGCTGGGGGGCTTTGTGGATGCGGGGGGCGATCCGATCTACGTTGAGGAGGCGATCCTGGTGATTCCTCCCCAGTTGCGGGTGACGGCGAACAACATCTTAAATCAGTTGAGCGTTGATGTGACGGCGAGCGGTGGCACGGCGGCGCAGACGGTGCGGGTGAACAATTGGATTGTGGGGAATTTGGAGTTGGTGGTTGATCCGTACATTCCGATTGTGGCCAGCACGGCGAACGGACAGCAAAGCTGGTTCCTTTTTGCCGATCCAAGTGTGGGGCGGCCGGCGCTGGAGGTTGGTTTCCTTTCCGGGTTCAATGAGCCGCAACTCTATCAGAAGGCGGGCAATACGATGCGCCTGGGGGGCGGGATGGATGAGATGGCAGGGGATTTCTCGACCATGAGCCAGGAGTATAAGGGGGTGGTGGCGTTCGGTGGGACGCGCCTGGACCCGAAGAGCACGGTGGGGAGTAACGGGACGAATAGTTAGTTGGTGGGGTGATAACGATTTGTTATCACCCGGCTATGAGAGCAATAGGAGTAATAGGATGGATGAGGATAAGCGGAGAAAGTTGCCGGCGCCGGTGACGACGACGGAGGAGTTTTTGCACGCGACGGTGGTGGAGTTGCGGGCGTTGGTGGCGGTGGTGGAGAAGCTGACCGAGGTGCTTACCCCAGAGGTGGCGTTGGTGGCGGATGCGGGGGAGTGGCCGGAAGTGGTGGAACTGGTTGAGGCTGCACCAGAGACGCCGGCGGATGAGGCGGCGCCCAAGAAGAGCCGGAAGAAGGTAGCGGAGTAAGATGGCCTTTAGCTATGATCTCAACACCGACGTGGGCAAGGTGCGTTTGCTGATTATGGATAACCAAAGCACTGCTTATCTCTTTGAGGATGGGGAGTTGTCGGCGTTCCTGCTGATGGAAGGGGATGTGGTGCGGCGGGGGGCGGCGCTGGCGTTGGAGACGATGGCCAGTAATGAAGCCTATGTGAGCAAGCGGATTGAGATTCTAGATTTGAAGACGGATGGGCCGGCGGTGGCGGCTTCACTGCTGAAGCGGGCGGGGGAGTTGCGCAGCCAGGCTGACCGCGACGAGCAGGCCGAAGAGGGCGGGGCTTTCGATATTGCGGAGTGGGTGGTTGATGACTTTAGCGGTCGGGAGCGCCTGGCCAAGGAGTGGTTACGCGGTGGCTAATCCACAGGGGTTGATTCATCCTAGACTGATGAGCAGGTTGCAGCCCAACCACTTCCCTGATCTGTGTACGATTCAGCAGCCGGTGGAAGGGCAGGATAGTTATGGGCAGGTTACGCGCGCTTGGGCGGCCTTGATCGGGCATGTGAATCTGCGGTGTCGATTGGCGCCAGAGATTCAGCGGTCGGGGGAGTTTCAGCCGCAGGGGCAGACCTATGGGCGCCATTCGCATCGGTTGTTGTTATCCGGCTATTATCCGACGATTACGGCGAAGATGCGGGTGGTGGTTGGCGGGGAGAGCTACCAGGTGGTGTTAGTGCAGCCGGATAGTGAGGGGTGGTCGACGCGGTTGTTGGTGGATGTGGTCGAATGATAATCCGTTGTTATCACCCCGCCCCAGCCTTCCCCCAATTTGGGGAGGGGAGTAGATCAGGAGAGCGTGAGATGGAGTTGCAGATTGTTGGCAGCAGGGAAGTTAGGGCGCATTTGGATCGGATGGATGACGCGACGCGGGGGCGGACGTTGGTGCGGGCGCTGGTGAGTGGGGCGTTGATTATCCAGAATGCGGCGAAGCAGTTGGCGCCTTACCGGACGGGGAATCTGCGGCGGTCGATTCATATTGGGGGTCGCAGTGATCTGGCGCATGATTTTGAGAATACGACGGGGGGCGAGCTGGAGCCACCACGGATTAGCACGAATGAGGTGCAGGTCTTTGTGGGGACGAATGTGGAGTATGCGCGCCAACGGGAGTATGGTGGGGTGATCGAGGCGAGGAATGCGCCGTGGCTGGTGTGGCAAGATTATGAGGGGAATTGGCATCGGGCGCGACGGGTGGAGCAGGCGGCGACGCCGTTTCTGCGGCCGGCGCTGGATGAGAATCGGGATGCGGTGCGGCGGGAAGTGGCGGCGGCGTTGCGACAGTTGATAGGGTTGGGGTAGGCGATGTTGCAGAAGCTAAAGGCTTATTTGACCGGCTACGCGGCGTTGGCGGCGTTGGTGGGGAATCGGGTGTATGCGCTGCGATTGCCCCAGCAGCCGGTATTGCCGGCGGTGCGCTATCGGCGGATTAGTCGGCGGCCGGTGCATGTTAAAGTGGGCGTGAATGAGCCGCTGGTGTCGTTGCGGGTGCAGTTTGATGTGGTGGCCAATAGCTATGGCAGCCTGGAGGATGTGGCGACGGTGCTGCGGACGGCGCTTTATGCGTACAAGGAGACGGCGCCGAAGGTGATCCAGGTGATGATTGAGAATGAGCAGGATTTTGAGGAGACGGAGCGGGGCGCCGGCGGTGAAGCGCAGATGCGAAGAGTGATCGATGCGATGATTTGGTGTCACGAGGAGGTTTCATGAGTGAACAGGTGACGGAAAAAACACAGCTATATGTGGCGCTGCGGCGGATTGGGGGCGATGGCGAGGTGTGGTTGCCGGGGTCGCTGATTGCGTTGACGGATGCGAAGGCGGCGATCCTGATGGCGAAGGGGGTGGTGGCGGCGCATGTGGAGACGACGCCGCCGGCGATTGAGGAGGCGGTGATCGTGGTGCATGAGCCGGTGGTGGCGGTGGGGTGATATGGGCGTTATAGGGATGAATAGGATGGATGGAGAGGGGGGAAGATGGCGGCGATTGCGATTTTGCGGCCGACGTTTGCGGGGTTGACGTTGACGACCCAGGCGGCGGCGGGTGGCGGGGATACGTTGCAGAATGATGGGCAGACCGTGCTTTATGTGAAGAATGGGGGCGGGGCTTCGATAAATGTGACGATCACGCCGGCGGCGACGCCGGATGGGTTGGCGTTTGCGCCACGTGTGGTGGCGGTGGGGGCGGGGGCAGAGCGGCTGTTGGGGCCGTATCCGCCGGTGTTTTTCAATGATGTGAATGGCCAGGTGGCGGTGACCTACAGCGCGGTGACGAGCGTGGTGGTGGCCGGCATTGGGATTTTGGGGGTGTAACGATGGCGACCACCACCACGCTCGTCACCGC